ACTCAAACCCGTTTTGCCAGCGGTTTGGTTGCTGAAGTAGAGCGTTCGCGGTGCGCTCGCTCACGTCGAGCGGCACGCGTGCAACGTCATTCGCGATGAGCGACGCCGCGCGGTAGACGGGCGTATACGCGAGCGCCGTGCCTGGCGTGATCGTTGGCATGCCCGCGACGTCAAACGACGTCGGGAGGATCACGCCGTGCGTGCCCCAGTGCCCCAACCAACGATGCAACAGACTGCGCAACATGTTGCGCATTGCGACAAGTTTGCCGCTTCATGTCTCGAACTAAACTTCGGATTCGTAACAACTGCTGCGTTTCCCTCCCCAGCAATGCACGGCCATGATCGACGCCACCAACGGATCGATGGCGCTGTGGTCACGCGGCTTCTCCGGTCGCACGTACCCGCTCATGCCTGTGCGGGGAATCGCTTCGGCGCACGCGCGGCGCAAGATGGGGTCATCGCCGATTACCAACTTGCGCCCGACCCAAAGGTTCTGAAACAACTGGCAGCCCGGAGCGAACGTGCTCGAACCCATGCTGTAGGCTTGGATCGGTGCGCCGATCTCGGCGAGCCGCTGCGCAAGGTACGACGCCCCCCAGCGGTCATATCCGACCAGTTGCACGTCAAATTCCGCGATGATCTCGGCCATCTTCTGTGCTATGGCTTCATGGTCGATCTCGGCGCCGGGGGTCAAGTTAATCTTGCCTTCGTCGGCGTAGCGTCGGATCGGCATGCGGTAATCTAGTTCGCGCTGCGCAACGTTCGCTCTTGGCCACCAGTAGTGGCCACGGAGCAGGATGTTCCCGTTCTCTTGGGGGATCGCCACAACGACGGCCGACATGTCGAGCGACTTGCTCAAGTCAATGCCAACCCACGCTTGCCGCTTGCGTTGGGCTTCCCAATCGACCACGGTTGCCGTCGGCCAGTACGACATATCAAGCCACCCGCCGACATCCTCATTGAGTCGTGCGCAGTGGTAACGGCAGAACTCCGAGCGCTGGCCCGGGTCACGCTTCATCGTGTTGTACAGCCGGCGGATGCTCGCGGCGTCGGGCTGGCCGTACTGCATGCCGGGGTTAGCCTTTGGCCACGCCGCTTCGTCGGCGATGTCGTCGTTCTGGTCAATGCCGTAGAGCATGGCGAACGTCGCGTCGTCCTCAGCTTCTCCCGATAGCACGGCGCGAGCGCCCGAGCACAGCGTTTCGTAATGGCTCTCGGTGTTGCTGCCTGGCGTCGAGATGATCACGCCGAGCGTTTCCTTCCGCTTCATTCCGGTCGTAATCAGTTTGTTAAGCACGCTCCCGCGGTACTCCGCGGCTTCGTCTGCAATCCACAGCGACGGGTTCAGACCGTCAAGCGACGACTCACGCGACGTCAATGCGTTGAACTCGCAGTCCTCGTCCGGCCGCGTCAAGTCGGACATCTTGACCTTGACCGACGGATCGTCGAGACGCCGAGCCATCGTGCGCGCGGTGTCGACGAGGATCTGCGCTTGCTCGACTTTGTTCGCGAGCACGTGCACCCGCTTGCCGGCGCCGCTCATGAAGTCGTAGAGCCCGAGGGCTGCCATGAGCGTGGTCTTGCCGTTGCCGCGGGCGACTTGGATGATGCCCATGGTGAACCGTCGGCGGCCCTCCGCGGTGCGCCAGCCGACGAGGTTCGCCACGATGAACGCTTGCCACGGGTGCAACTTGAACGGCTCGCCGTCGGCCTCACCGACCAGCGATAGCCCGCCGATGAACTCGAACGCGTCCGCGACGCGGTTCCACTCGAGCACGATGTCGGTGCGCTCGAGGTCGCGGTTGAACCGCGAGCACGCTGCGTAGATCCATTTCCCCGCGGGAATTCGGCCGCTCACGACGTCGGCGGCGTATTGACGGACGGTGGCTTCGGCGTCGGTCATCGTCTTAACAATCATGCGGTTTTTTGACCAACGGTCGGTTTGAGACACCAAAAACCCCACTGGCAGCGTCAGAATGCGGTTTTTTTGAACGGGTCGCGAAGGTGGGACGTCGAAGGTGGCCTTTTTTGAGGCTTACCCCCCCCTAATTCTCTATTAGACGCCTTCAATAGGCCACAGATCAGCGCCGAATCCCGTGCACCTCATCGTGGCATCGGTTGCACAAGACCTGGCAGTTGGTGACGTCGTACATGCGCTCAGGTGCGACGTGACGCGGCACGACGTGGTGCACAACCTCACCGAGTCGAGCGCACCGAGCACACAACGGCGACGCTGCGAGCAACTGGTTGCGGAACTTGCGCCACTTCCACCCAGTATTTATGCCTAACTCACGTAGCCTCGCGCTGCGATTCCGTTCCTGAAATGGAATGGTGGGTATCTGCAGCTTGTGCACGAACGATGCCATCTAGCACCTCCTGACATACAGCGATTAGGTCACTGGCCTGAACGATCACCAGCCATGGCGAACGGGTGCGCCGGCAAAGCACGATCGGCTTGCGCTTGGTCTTGGCGCTGTCGCGGATGGCTTGTTCCATCCACCTATAGGGGTGCATTTGCTCTTGGAACTTGACCTCAACGTGTAAGTTGGCGTCAAGCACCAAATCGGCGTCACCGTTCGAGCCGCAGTACTGAGCACTGCGGCGAGACTTCAACCCCATCTGCGTCAGCAGTAGTGCGGCTTCGAGTTCAGCGCGTTTCCCCTTCGCTCGGCTGTTCATATGCACAGCATAGCAGTGTGGACTAAATGTGGATAGCCTAACTTCTGGGGGGGGTTGACATTCACGCGAAACGTGGGTAGGCTCGGTAGGCGACCTCAGGAGAGCCGCCACGAGCCTCTCCCACAATTTGCTAATGCCTTGCCTCGCAACCCTGCGTTTGAGATGATCGCGCAGGGTTGTTTATTCATCCGATGGTTTGCAGTTCGGGTGCCACAACTTCGACGCATCCTTCGTGTCATCGAACGCGATATCCGGCCACTCGACGTGCATCACCCGTGGCTTCGGCCGCTTGAACGAACGCGTTTCGGCGCTCATCACAATGTACCCCTCATCGGCGTGCCGCAGGAACGTCACGTGTGAGTCCGTGGCGCGCCCGATCGCGCCCGCGCCGGCGCCCACGTCCATCGTGCCTTTCTCGGTCTGCGTGCCCTTGGTTGTGTGGTGCACCACGAGGATCGCCGCATTCGCCTTCGCCGCGATGCGGTCTATCTGGTTGTAAATCTGCGTCATGTCGGCGTTCTCGTTCTCACGCATGCCCGCGGGAATGAACCGATAGAACGCGTCTAAGGCGATCATTTGCCACGTGCCGGCTGGCTGTTGCTCAACGGTCGCTTCGACGTCGTCCAGCGTCGCCCACTGGCCGCGCAGGGTCATCACGTCGAGCCCTTGGCGGCACTTGTCGGCGCTGACCTTCATCTGGTTCGCGATGCTGTGTAAACGGTTCTCGAGCGTCTCGGGGTGCAGCTCGACGTCGACCAGCAAGACGCGGCCTTGCTTGACGAAGAGGTCATTCTGAAACTTGCACGTGAAGCCGCAGCCCCCGACCATCCCCATAATGAGCCGATGCAACAGCCACGATTTGCCCGTCTTGGGCGAGCCGATCCAGTTGCAGACCTCGCCGCGTCGAAGCAAGCCGCCGACGATCTCTTCCCGCATCTCGCTCGGGAATTCGCGCTTCTCAAACGGCTTGAACTCAAGCAGTTTCGGCGGTTGGTGAGAATGGTGAGAGTCAGGTGAGAAGCGTTTCCGGGCCGACCCTATCTCAAGCGCTTTCGCCACCGTGTTTGGCACGTAGTCCGGTCGATCGGCTTTGACCGACCTGCCCTCCTCACGCATCTTGGTCGCAAGCGCCGACTCAATCACCGACGCCGGCAGCCCGCGCTGCGCCATAGCGCAAGCGAGAGCCCAATCGGCCGCCGACGCGTCAAGCGAGGCGCTAGGCGCCGCCCTACGGGCTTCCGTTGGCTCGGACGGCTCGACAGTCACCCGCGCGAGCCGAGCCCTACAGAGGGCATCCACGGCGTCCTGAATGCGCGTGCACTGGCGATCGACAAAAACGGCACGCCCGCTCACCGTGAAGTACCGACCTCGTTGGTAAACCTCGAGGTTCCCGCGTCGGTTGGCCGACCACTCCGGCAGCACCGTATCTCGAGCGATCACGTGAATGCCCGTGCCGCTCACGCTCCACTCCGCGTAGCAGTCGTGCGAGACGAGCCAATCCCACACCCACGGTTCCATGCCGTTCGGCTCGGTCGCGTCGGCGACATCGTCGAAGTCGACGCCTAACCATCCCTCACCGAGGACGAATCCAATGCCG